CCAAAGATTGTATTGTTGAAAGGATTGCTGCCTGGTTTGCCGAAAACTGTGGTGCGCTGTAGGCTTGATAGAGGAAGTCTATGGCAAACGCTGCTGGAAAAACACCCTGGCCATAGGCTGGATCTGGGCCTTCAACCACGCCACCGTTAGCCACGTGATACGTGTATGCGAGATTGTTCTGCATCGTTACAACGTTGCCATTGACACTGGCGACCGTGTTCCATTCACTATTAGAATTGTCTTTAATCTGCACGGGAAAGCCAGACTGAAACTTAGTGCCATCTGCTACAGTCACGTTTTTCTGACCAGCCGGCGGGTCCGCTGTCATCAAGGTCGGGATAACGTAAAAGTATGGAGCATAATGCATTATGAAATCGTAATAGCCTTGTGGAACATTCACTTTTCCATCAACTCATCTATCAACTTTTTAATCTCGCAATGAGTGCAAACGGAATAATCGGTAACAGAACACTTCTCACAGACAAGCTTGCTAAGCCGCTTCAGTTTACCAATCATTGGTAAAATCTCCCCTCAAAAAGCCAGGTTCGTGGGTTCAGATCCCACCCCCGCACTATTTTCTAGGTTGGCGTGACTACTTCAACATCGTAGCCATTGTTGATAAGCTGCTGCATCTCAGCGCTTGTTAAAACTTGCTTGACGCCATTCACTTTTGCAACGATATAGTTACCTTTGCCTAAGACTTTGCTCATGGATTAACTAACCCGCCTCTATATATGGGGACTTCATCTTTGGCTGAAGCTTCAGCTGCAACTACGGGAGCTGCAAAATTCATTAGCATTCTAACAAGATCATCCTTAAAGCCCTGAGCCGCATTCTGAAATGCTACTCTGCCGATCGTAGCCTTGGTAATGAAAAGATCGCCTAAACGATAATCAAAGGCGCCTAGAAGCATCCCGCCGCTAGCAGCCACGAGAATGCGAAGGCAAGCTAGGTTTATGGCAGCCATCTTCGCCCAATTATACCGTGGATCAGTCACAAGTAAATCCTGGCCCACAATACTGTTGGCGTATAAGTTTGCATAATCAACATGAGCTTGGAAAGATGCTTGGGCTACGGGCAAACCGAACACCGTGTAACTTAAGCCTGAAGCATCATAACTTGCGTTAAGCTGACTCTGAATATCCGTGTAACTCACATATTGAACGGTCAAATCATCTACCTACTTTTCTCATTGAGAAAAATTTATGCGACTAAAAAGGGGGAGTCAAGTGCCGGCACGTTACTTTACTCCTTTATTACGTTGTTTTTGCCGGCGTTGCTGGCGTTGCTGACGGAACTACTATTTGTGTGGGGACCCCTGCTACCTCAGTCACTGCAGCTGCTTGCGAAGCAGTTACGCCTAAACTTGTCATTGAAACTATAGCGTTTATTCCGGTCGTTGTGGTTTGAACGATGCTTGACTGAGCGCTCTTTGTGACGTACATACCCACGAGTTCTGCAACAACGAAGCCAAGAGTAACTATTCCACCGAACATCAGTGCCATCGTAATAAGGAACCCGGGATCGAACGTGGCAGTCGTTGTAATCGTAGTTGTGCTTGTCCCGTTGACTGTATCAGCAAATGCGGTGGAGTGAGGACTGTACGCGGCAACTAGAGCTATAGACAGAACTACTAGACTAGCTAAGAGCAACTTGCTTTTCATTTTTCTTAATTCACCTCCATGAGGCTTTTATTATTCGCCGAGTTTTAGCGTCGCTCGCCACACGCTTGTGCGGATCAAAATTTGACTACACGCACGAAAGCCCTCGGCAAGTGGGCAAAAACGTGGAAAGAAAGAAAATATGGAAAATTGCGCAATTTAGCTTGTTGCCAAACCCGTTATCTTGCTGATTGCCTCTCCGCATGTTATGACAGGCGCGAACCTTGTTGAAAGCACTATGTCGACTGCATCAAACTCTTTTTTGATGTCAATATCAGTTAACAAAGGCCGTTTTATCACGAAGAATCCTAATGGTGCATAGGATGCGCTTAGATTTTGCCCTGTACTAAGCAGGTAAGCAGTACCTGGAGGCACAACGTTGCTGACATAGAATTGTAATCCGTAGACTGTGCCTATAGCGCCGCTCTGCACTACGGCCTCGCCGTATTGAGCGTACAGCGAGAATTGGGGCAAATACTTCAGATCTCGTGCATTAACAGGGTTCACGAGCAGAGAATCGGCGATGAAGTTGTAGCTGGCAATTTTCGCGTCAGCCCACAACAGATCTTTTGTACCAATCCCACCAGTTATGGTAAACTCTGTACCTGTTGCTCCAAGGCTCTTGCCCGTGCCAGCACTGCTACTACCGGCTGCTGCATCAATGACTGTCATGCAGTCCTTGTCGATTTGGTAGGCCATACGTCTTGCTAGACGTCGGAGCTGCTGTTCAATGACTGGAATATACAAGTCTTCAATGGCTTCACGCGGAATCCTTTCTCGCAGTCCCTTCTTATAGGGTGTGACACTCACGTAGTCGAGAGGAGTGAAATCCATCGGAATCTCGGCGCCCTCACTAATCTCGCTGATGCCAATACTGCGTGAGCCTTTTTCCTTGACAAATGTTGCGGTTCGACCTGCAACCAATGGAAACTCTGGCAAGAGCTTCTTAACAACCAGCGCTGGCATCGTTCTCGAGGATAGGGACGTACGTCCCTAATCTAACTCGATGATGTGCTTGTGCAACGCTGGATACGCTATTGCGCCTGTGTCAACCCATGTAAAAGCGTCTCTAATCATAGCCATTTCAAATCACCTTTTACCAGAGGTCAATGGATGCGGTGCCGCCGCTTGCGGCGCCTTTGATTGCTTGACCTACGATCGTAGTGTTCAGAGTCGAGTTGTCTGCTACAAATTGTGTGCCATTTTGTGGTTTGACTTGATCGCCGAAGGCGATAGTGCCATAAGCGATTACTCTGCAAATTCCTCTTTTCACAACACTAACGCTTTTGCCGCTTAGAGCCTTCGTAAGAGCTATACCTGCAAATTTCTTAGTGCCCGCAACGACAGTTGACCTTTTAACCGTCCAATCTCCGCTGTATTCGAGATTATCGCCCATGTTAATGTCTTCGCCCGCGATAAGGGTTACAATGTAACGGTCGCTAATCAGCGGACTTGTTCCTTCTAATTGTGGAGTAGCCATTCAAAACACTAACCCTTGAAGGTTTGAGTCTGCAACATTCGATGAGCTTTCAGAATATCCTTGAACCAATCATAATTGCCCAATACATCCTTCTGTATCTCGTCAACCGCTACGATGCCCTTGCCAGATGCTTTGCGAGCGTTTTTCTGAGCTTCAGCCTCAGCTCCCTCAGCTTTTGGCGGAAATCCCGCCTCACCTTCACCAGATTCGCCTTCTTCCGTAGGAGTTTGAAGCTGCTTGGTTAAATTGCTAAGTTTCTTGCTTAACTCAGCTTTCTTTGCCCTCTTAGCAAGTTCGCCCTCGATATCAGCGATCTTCTTGCCTAAAGCATCAATTTCAGAGTCAGTAGCGCCGGCGCCACCGTCTCCAATTTGCTTCTGAAGTTTCGTCACTTGATCCATCAATTCTTGATAAGTCACTTGTTTGGGCGCCGATTCGCCTGGCGCCACGTTCACTACGCCTTGTGCTTGATGCGGAGAAGCACCTTGCTGAGCGTTTTGTTCAGGCAAGTGCTTCACCTCCTTTTTTGCTTCACTCTTTTTGTTTTCAGGTTCTTGCGGCGTTAGCCTAGAACCCACATCTTTGTTATCTTCCGATAACTGCGAATTTTGAATATTCTTTAAAATAGCATCATACTGAGAATCATTCATGGCAGCAAAAAAGCCAACAGGTTCAAACTGAGTGTTCGTGTAAGCTGGGCTTGCAACAATGCTGAGCTCCCTTACTTTGGGCTTGTGCACGATCTCCCAAGCTCCAGGACATAAATGCACAAGCATTCCCTCTTTGCGTGTAGGTTTCTTGCATTTGCTGCATTCTACATCGTCGCTGTCAACCTGCGCACTCACATGATTAACATAATTGCGAAGGATTTTCTCGATAAGTTTCTCTTCCCCAACTTCAGCACGGAAGAGAACTCTGTTGCCATCGCGTTTAGCCTCTGTAAGTTTACCCACGACCATCAATGCGCTTTCAGCATGGTCGACACGTAACTGGGCGCCTTGGAGACTTTGAACGAAGAAATCAAGGTCTTCGTCTGGAATTTGCCATTTGTTAGCGTTGACGCTCGTATCGATGGCCACGCCTTCAATGTTGACAAGTTTCTCTTTCAGCGCAAACTCTGCTGAAACGCCTTCTTGAGCCTTGAACGGAACAAAATATTGAAGCTGCATTATTTATGTCACCAAAACTGCAGATTTACCGTGAGACCTGAACCAAAGTTCCTGATACGCTCTGAAGGATTCAGCATCTTCAAGCATACTCTTCTTCGGCGCATAGCCTTGGCAACTCATTTCAAATCACCGTCAGGAAACACTAAATTTAAATGATTAGCATGACATATCAGAGGTATATGACAGAGCAAATCAGAGAGATACCTGTAGTAAGGCAAATTCAGGAAGCTATGAGCCTATGTTATGAAGCAGGGAGAGAACCAGTAGCCTTGCTTGTGAACCCCGAAGTGCTCGATGTATTGAACCAAGAACTAAAGACATCTATGCTCCTTTTACCAGATAATCCTATCAATATCAAGCTTTTCGGCTTACCGGTTTTATTGGCCAAAGTGAAGGACTTTTACCTTGTCGATAACAGGAGCTGGACAGAGCAAAAATTCTGATGCGTTATTTTACATCTGAAATCTGAACGTAAGCATTAATAACCCTTCGACGATACTCATTCCAAGCCTTAAAATCGAGAAGCGTGTGAATCTCACTTTTTAAATGATGGTCAAGCCACTTTCGCACTTGTTCACGATTTTTAGAGTTCCTTCTCAAACATGTAATTCTGAATTTCCCAACGGTCCGAACCCTTCACTTTTCCAAGCGTGATCTTAACGCCTTTCCCAAGCTCCTTAACCCTGAATTTATCAAACTTCCCAGGATCGGCGACTCGATATCGCCAGACCGTTTTAGCTTCCTCAAGCCCAGGCATCACTTTTCAACTCGCATTAATTAGCTAAGAACTCGCAAATCGTAAGCAAACGCTTCAGAATTTGCTCCTTTATTTTTGCGTGTGGTCGCTTATTGTCAATGAAAAGCACGTATGTTTGACAATCCTGCGGCATCACTATGCGCATCTTGCTGTTGTAATGATACTTGTTCTTATCCATTTTACCATAAAAAAACCGTCTGACGCGACAGAATAAACAAGTAAAATGTGGTCTACTCATCTGGTTTGAATAGCCACACAAAGTATGACAAGGCATGCGAATCTTCAATTATTTACCCCTCACTCTGCAAGGCCTCAACAACACCGTTCACAGTCTTATCGACAGCCTTGCTGGTTTCGCTCTTGGGCTTGGCAGGAGGAAGCATGTTTTCAGATGCTAACGCTTCATCAGTAGGCTGCTCCGGATAGCCTAACTGTGGCCGAGCTTCACTTCGCAGAATAATGTTCTTGTCCACAAGATCACTGATGAACTTGGCTTTCACGTCAAGTGTGGGCTCCCATATCGGACGCCACTTAATAGTTGGAACTTCAACGCCCTCTCCAAACTTGGCTTCCAGGAGCTGCTTAAACAACATTGTTTCAAGCGTGTCGCCGATGAGCTCTTGTAACATTCGCAAGCGCGTCACATACTCTTGCATGACAATCTCTGCGGTCGCACGGTTTGTTCTTTCGCTTTCACCCAAGAAGATTTTTGGAACGCCTAGAACCGCTTCGCGCTGTTTGTAAAGATAATCGAGCCAAAACTGAACATTCACATCTTTTGTAAGGCTGGGCACAACATCAACAGCAACATCACCACGGACAAACACGTCAGTCGCAGGCTGGCGATCACGGAAAGCTTCCATTAGCTGCTGAAGCTGCGGATCGCTGAAGGGCATTTCAGGTCTTCCCGCTTTGACTACGAGCATTGGCTTAGTGTAAAGGTGCATAATGATTGCCATGTCATCTTCAAGCTGATCAATCAATGCCTGAATCTTCAACAGAGGTCTAAGCAGGCTTGTGCCATAGCTGAACTCGTACCACCAACTTTTGGCGCCCCATCGAAAATGCACAATGTCCTGAGCTGTAAATACGACAGGGGGAAAAGTCAAAAGCTGAATGTAACCGAACACATTACCATAAGCATCTCTGCGGACCCGCACATGCACAGGATCCAGCGGCTTAAGCCACCATTCTTCAGGCGGCATACCCTCTTCTCGGCAGATCTCAAACTCTCCATTCCCAAAAACAAGCATATCTGTTCCTATGATACGCAGAGTCTGCAAAATATTATGCTCATCAAGCCAATCAGTTAACCACTCTTTAACAGCTTCATCTCCGCCTTCCAACTCGAAACCGTTGCTAATCGCAAGATTAATCGTAACATTGATACATGCGGAGATATACGGAGTAAACGTAAAAAGATCTTTGTACTTCGGAAGATCCTCAATGGGGACGGCTCCCCACATGCGCTCCCAATACGCCGTATAAGGCGGAGTGACAAAGCCCGCACCGCTGCCCTTAAGCATGTAACGTGTAACATAGCCCCAAAGCATCCCATCAGCTTTCCAGCTAACCGGGATCTCCTCTTCAATCTGGCGCTTGCTAATTTCTGGCGGAACTTGCCGTTGAGCCTCGAAACCGTCTTTTAAAGTGCTTTTCCACGGCATAATTTTCACTTTCTAGCTACTTTGTAGCTGTTAAGACAACACCTTTACTTTCAGGCATCCTCTCGACAACAATGCGAACTTCTTCGAGAACCACACTTTTTGTAATGTCCACGCCATTAACGTAGATGTGCAGGTCCGCTGGAGCACAATTTATTTTCATGCCCAATGCTTTCACGTCGCCCTTTGAATTAGCAACGAAAATTTCCTCTTCCATCTTATTTCACCAAAGTTAATGTGGAAGCATAACAGCGCCCTTTCCAGGTGGAGGCGCCTGCGTGCCTGTGTAAACTCCTAATGCGAGGGACCACAACATGTCATCATGGCTGTTTTCTGGATGACTAAACTGTAAATGTCCGCTTTTGCTGTAAGCGTATTGTTGCTCGTTGATCTGCTCGCATAACTGTCTATGATACGGTATTGCTAAACGGTTCTGTTCCATTGCAATTTTCAATGTCGTCAATAAGTCCTCTTTCGTC